ACAGCTTCTTCTATCTCTTGCCATTCTTTATTTTTAATTACACCTTTATAATTTGTATCTATTTGATTTTTAAAATAAGATATTAATCTACTTACAGTTTCACTCCAACTTTCTCTTCTACCTTCATCTTCTAACCAACGTGAATACCTAGACATATGTATAAATGATTGGTATTCTGTAGGTAAATAATTACTTCCTAATAATGATGCCATTTATTTTTCCTTTTCTAATGCAGATTCAATTAACATATTCATATAGTGTTTTGCTTTTCTAAGATCTTCAACACCACCTTTATCTTTCCAACGAGTTATATATTTTAGTATATTACCTTCACAAAAACCTAAATCATTTTCCATAATAAAATGTATAGGTTGTATAGCATAACCTTTGTAATGATTACCACCTACTTGTTGGTCAGTTGCTTTAGGTGATTTTTGTTTTGAAATTATTTCTTCTTCTGCTCTTCTACGAGCCATGTATTGTTCATGGCTTTCTGTTGACCATCCTCTATCTTCTTTACTCATCTTTATCTCCTAAAATATTTTTTATTCTTCTTCGTATAAAATCTTTGTTATTAGATTTAACAACCTTGTATGCAAAAGTTCTTGTAACTTGGGGACTTACTCCTGCCATATCACAAACATCTTCAAAGTTTTGGCAGGTTACACCTACCTCTGATAACAACCATGCTTTAGCTCTATCTCTATCGTATGTAGTTCGTATCTTTTCATTCGGTATCTTTTCTTTTGTTGCATCTAACAGAGCCTGAAGTATAACAGAAAGAAACAACTGACGTTCTGAACTCTCTGGTTCTGATAAAAATAATTGTTCAATCTCTATTATATCAGGTTCATCAGTCATTGTCAACTAACCATTTTACTTTTGTTATAGTTCCTAAAGGTCCTTTGTAAGATAAGTTTCTTTTTTTACCACTTGCCTGAGCACTATCTACAACAAATCCATCTCTAGTAGTACGTGCTATGGCAATTGCAGTTCCTCTATCATAACCATTTTTATCACACCATGCACCTAGACAATCAACGACCATTCGTTTACCATTAAGATATAATTCTGCTTTACCTTGACTCAGCTTTTTCCTATACTCAGGATCTTGATAACTCTCAACAGGTCTATAAAATTTACCACCTACATATGAATTATAAAATGCAGGTTCATCTGTACCTTCTATCACAGCAGTAAGTACATTCCATTTAATTTGATAATATGCTTCATAATAACGTAGGCTTCTTTTGTTTTTATATTCTGCTATAACTTCAAACTTAAATTTTTCTTTACCTATTTTTTCTATATCTTCATTTAAATATTTAGAAGAACCTGTATACTGTTCCCATTTAGAAGGTGTTTTCTTTTTACCCATAAAATATTGCTTACATCCTACATATGCTTTATCTAATTTGGTATTGGTTATAATATAAACAAATCCAAACTTATCTAGGTTAGGCACGAAAGGTTCTTTAGTAAGATGCCTAACCCAATGACTCTGCACTATGTAATCTCCGTTACATTAGGTTCTCTTTTAACTTGCGTAAGATATTTCTTACCCCTTTCATACTGAAAGATACGAAGTCCTTTACCATCATTAGCATCACTCCAACACTTAGACTTATGAGAACAGAAAATGCAACGAACATCAAGCTTACGATTCCCAGACTTACCTTCAGGCAGGTCATCAAAACATTTACTAGGTGCTGTTTTATGTTTGATAATTTTTTTAAGATGTGTAATTCTTTTCTTTGCATTAATCATTTCCAATGAATTAACAGGAGATAAACATATCTCTCCACTTTGTTTATCAATAGCTAAGAAAGCTGCTCTATCTACACCATTAGCTTCAGCATACGCAGAGATCTGTGCTATGTAACCGAAGGGATCATCCTCAGATATAGCATTGTTCTTAAACTTTTGAAAGGCTCGCCATGATGCACTTTTACAATCAACAAGAACACCATCAATCATACAATCTTGATGTCCTTTTATACCTGCAACAGTAACTTCTTTTTGTTCATGTGTAACTTTATGTCCTGCAACAGATGATAATAATATTAATAACTCTTCTAAAAGATAACCATATAAAAATTTAATTCTTAAACTAGAAGATAATGGTTTTTCATTTGGCTCATTAATATCATACCATAGTTGTCTATCTGGTCTACCAATAACAGATAACCTTAAATTTTTATTTGCTCTTGGCATCTCATATAGAAATGTTTTTAAATGTTGTTTAATAGATACAGCAAAAGTATCTATCAAATTATCCACTTCTTTCTCAGGAATTGGTGGATCTTCTGATGTAAATAATTTATTAATATCTTCTACTAAAGTTTCAATTTTTTTCATACCATAAATAAAGGGGTACTATAAATAAATATAATACCCCTTGCTCCTTGTAAAATTAAGATGCAAAAGCATCTTTAGGTTGTGATGGTATAGTATAACCACCTTCTTCAACATCAAACTCATCTGTGCCTGATGCATCTGCATATGGTATTAAGTCTGTAACCATTACTTTCTTTAGGTCTGCAGTAACCCCTTCTTTACCAGCATATGTCCAAGGTCTAGGGTTATATAACACACGAACTTTAGAACCATTGCCTATCTTTCTTCCGTCCCAGGGCTCTTTAGCAGCATCCATTACAACTGGAGCATTAAATCTTCCACCCTTTGGATTGTTTACTTTCTGTTTAATCACAACATAATCTGTTGGATGTTTATCGTTAGCAGGTTTAAGAATTAAACCATCTTCTACTACAGTTTTCATACTTTCCTCGTCAAGATCACAAACATTAATTGACCATACATGACTGTCTGGAAAATTAGTATTTGGCTCTGTAACAAAAGCAAAGTAAGCTGTACCTGTTATCATTTTTGCCATATCAAATCCTTTCATTGGCTATTTATTTTAATAACATTATTATGACATACTTTAAATAGAATGTCAAGAACTTTAATGAGTTTCTGCCCAAGTCTTTCCAACTTTATATTCACTATCTAATGGGCATCTAACTTTCAGAGTTTTTTCTGTATCTTTAATAGCTAAATCTGTTATCTTACAAAACTCTTTTACATCTTTATTTATAACTTCGAATTGATATTCATCATGTATACTCCCTACTAATTTAACATCTAATTGTTTTTCTTTAACTCTGTCCATCATATGTACAAGCCATTGTTTACAAATGATTGCACCTGCTCCTTGTAATAATGTATTCAAAGCAGAATGAACACTACGGATATGAAGTATACGTCCATCAATAGCACGAAGAGTTTTAGAACGAGCACTCTTTTCAACCCTTGATCTTAATCTTCGTAGTGATGGAAGGTTAGCTAAGAATCTATTTATTAATTTTGTTCCTGCTTTCTTATCTAATCCTAGTATACTTCCTATCTTCTCAGAACCTGCACCATAAAGAAAAGCATATATAAAAGTCTTTGCTTGATCTCTATCTTTAATACCTGCAAGTTCCATGTTCTTAGTATGTATGTCACCATTTAATATTTCTTCTGTATAATTATCATCTCTTAAATAATGAGCAAGACATCTTAATTCTAATCCACTTGCATCAGTACCAACTAATTTATGTGTATCAGTATTAGAAACTGTCCATAAACTTCTACACTCTTTTCCATATTCAGAATAAACTGCAGGTATCTGTGCCATATTAGGAGAGTGATGTGCCATACGACCTGTTACAGTTCTTAATGTCATTACCTTGCCATGCACTCTCCCATCATCTCGACAGGCATTAATCCAGGAGCTAATCATAACAGATCTTTTTTGTATAAGAAAATATCTGATAAACTTTTTAGCTAATGGAATAAGTTCTGGTTCTGTTATAGTTTTTAATACAGCTTCATTAACAACAACATGATCTTTCTCAGTTCTTACAGTAGGTTTCCAACCTCTGTCCATAAGTCTTTGTCCAATCTGTTGACGAGATGCAATATTAAAAGGTATTTCTTTGGTCTTTGTTTTTAATTCAATAATGGTAGGTTCAAATGTTTGTAATGACCATTGTTCTAGTTCATATAGTTCATCACTTAACTGTGCATTTAATACCATAGCATCTTTTAAATTTAAAGCAAAACCATTTTCTTCTTGTTGATCTAACAGTTGTCTAACTCTATGCTCTAACTGTAAAGATTCTGTAGAAAACTTTCTTTTATCTTCTTCTAATTGTTTGGCTACCATGTAAGTTATTTCAGTATCTTGTTTACAGTAGTCCAACATATCAGGAGTATACTCTTCAAAAGAATCAACGTCACCTTTAGGTTGATGTAATCTCTTTCCCCAGGCTTCTAATGAATGTCCATCCTCTCTTATAGGATTAAACAGTTGTGATTCAAGAAGAGTATCTCTTACCTGAGATGCTTTGATATCTGAATTGGTAAACTTATTCAATAGTGGTGCATCAAAAGATAAACCATTGTGCATAATAAATGTATCAATTAACTTCGACCATTCAGCAAACTGTTTACATTCATCTTGTACCCATGTTTTTGTTCTACCTGTATCATAACACTTGGCAACAATACAATGTATCTTCGTTGCTTTTGGTATTGTTATCTTACCATTTTTTATTACAGCTTCTTTTAAGCCATTGGTTTCTATATCAACTATCGCTGTTGTCATTATCTTTTCTTTCTTCTGTTGCACCACACCAATTACATTCTTCATCTGCACCTATCTCCATATCAGTTTCTTCA